AGACAATGAAGATGATTATCCAGTAACAAATTTAGCAGCAACAGAAGGGCAGATGTTCTTTGGTGACGATGATACTATGATACACAACAAAAGAAAGTATACAGAACGTTATACAAAAACAGTAATGCCTTATTATAATATTTATGAACCTTTTTCTCAGAGAGAGTTTTTATTTACTCCAGAAGAATATAGTAAATATTTAACTAAAAGTTATATTAAAGTAAGAAAAATTACAGGAGAAGAGGTAATTGTATTTGAAGATGAGTCAGTATCACAGCTTTATGATATACTTATGGAAACAGGCGGTGTGTTTCATTTTGAATTACCAGATCCAGAGATAGGACCAAATGGTATGCCTGTACCTAAACCTCCACAAAGAGTAAATGGTAGAGAAGATGAAGATGCTATCCCAGGTAGTACAATTACATTAATACCTGTTTCAGTAGAAGAATTAATTGGTATGCAACAAATAAATGCAAACTCTATACAAAAAGCATGTATTGAGTTAGTTGTTAGTGTTGGAGATCATTTATTGTATAAAAGAATGTTACCTTCAGAAGATTATCCTATTATTCCTTTGATGAACGTACATCATCGTAATCCATATCCAGAGTCTGATGTAAGGTTATATAGACCTTTACAGGAATATATTAACAAAATACGTTCATTGATTATAGCTCATGCTAGTACAAGTACTAATGTTAAGTTATTAATTCCAAGAGGATCTGCTGATCTTAATCAGATAGAACAAGAATGGAGTAAAGCTGGTACTAGTGTTATTGAGTTTGATGCTGAGCTAGGTGCACCGATTGTTGCTGGCCCAGTCCCATTACCAAACGAGTTGTATAAGAATGAAGCTGATGCTAAATATGATTTAGAATATGGCTTTGGTATTTTTGAACTTATGCAGGGTAGTGGTAAAAGTGCACCATCAACATATAGAGGAACATTAGTAGTAGATGAATTTGGTCAGCGTAGAATTAAGTCAAGAAGAGATGATATAGAGAAATTTTTAAATCAATGTGCTAAAGTTGCTATACCTATGATTCAGCAAATATACACAGAAGAAAAAGTTATTCGTCTTTTACAGCCTAATGGATTAGAAAAAGAAGAAATGATTAATGTATTTAAGGAAATGGAAGATGGTACAATAGTTAAGTTTCATGATGTTGGTGTAGGTAGATATGATTTAGTTGTTGTATCTGGTTCTACATTACCTACAAATAGAATGGCATTATTAAATACTTACATGCAAATGTTCCAAATGGGCTTAATAGATCAAACAGAAGTATTAAAAAAGACAGAACTTGTGGATATCGAAGGAGTAATGCAACGTTCTGGTCAAATGCAACAAATGGCTCAACAGATACAGATGTTGCAAGAAGAATTAAAGAAGACTCGTGGAGATCTTCAAACTGCTGAACGTGAAGAAGTACATGCTAAGAAACGTTTAGAAGTAGAAAAATTCAGTGGGGACTTAGATAAAATATCTAATCGTGCTGATATGGCAGCTAGCTTATATAAAGCTAGACTTAACGATGCAAAATCAAATCTGATAAACTCCGTTGCACCCGAGGAAGTAGATAACATGGAACAAGAAAATGTTTTTGATGTTCTTCCAGAGGAGATGGAGAATTAGAGTAAGGAGAAAATATGCAAGAAGAAAAAAACATGGACAATACGCAAGAACAACAGGTAGAAAGTCAGACTGCAACTGAACCTACCACACAAGAAGACATTTTTAATGACATTTTTGGTCAACCAAACACTGATCAGTTTGTTGCAAAAGATGAATCAGAACCAGAAACACCCGTTGAAAGTCAACCTTCTGATGTTCAAAGTGTAGAAGATCCAAAGAGTGATAATGACAGTTATAAATACTGGCAAAGTCAAGCAGATAAACGTGCAGCTGAAGTAGATTTACTGAAATCGCAAGTTACAGAGCTCATGAAAGCTCAAACATCTACACCTGCAGAACAGCCTAGAGAGGAAATAGTTCAAATAGAAAGACCTGTTAAACCTCGTAAGCCTGCTGATTATGATCATTCTGAAGCACTGGCTGATCCTGAAAGTGACTCAGGTAAATACCTAGTTAAACAGGAACAGTATATGGACAACTTAACAAACTATATGACTGATATAGAAGAAAAACAAACTAGACAACTTCAAATGCAAGAGGCTCAAGAGAAAGTAGCTATAAGAAATCAACAGGTTTCTTCGCAACTACAATCTGATTATAACTTTAGTCCGCAAGAAGCTGACCAGTTTATAAATAATATGAGTAGTCCAGATTCTTTATCTTTAGATAATTTAGTTAAATTACATAAATTGAATACTGGTACACTAGAACAACAGGCTCCTCAGCAGGTTGTTCAACAAGTAACACCAGATGCTCAAATGAAATCTAACTTTATGACACAAAGACAAGAAAAGTTAAGTATACCTACGCCAATAGGTGTACAGCCAGGTGCTAATGTGCAGTCATCAAAAAGTGTGGAAGATAAAATGATGGATTCTATGATCGGTAATTTCAAGAAAAAGAATCCATTTGGTAATTAATTTAAGGAGAGATTAAGATGGCAAATGTATATAGCATGACACCAGGAGAAGCAATTCAGGGTACTTCCATCAATGTTGATAGACGAATTTTCAACTTTGGTGAAAGAGTAGCCGAGTTAGCTCCTCAACAATCACCTTTCTTCACATATTTGTCAAACGTATCTAAGGTGCCTACAGACGACCCTGTATTTAAATTCTTAGAGCAAAGACATCAATATCAAAGACGTAACTTCCAGGTTCAAGCAGCTAAGGTTACATCAGCACATTCAGGTTCTGATGCTAACTGGAATATTGCTTCTGGAGCAACCTTTGATGTAGATTGTGGTTATGACAAATTTGGTAGAGAGGTAGCAGATCAACAACCTAACTTCTTACTAGAAGGTCAAATTCTATCTATTGAGTGTGAATATGACGCAGATGGTAGTGATGGTAGTGATGTTCCTGCAATCGCATATTATAAAATAACAGCAGCACCTGACTTAGCTTCAGATGCAGCAGCTGCAAGACTAGTAATGGAGTTCTTATACTTAATGTATAAGCCAAGTGGTTCAAACGGAGCTACAGCAACTAACGCTGGAACTATTTCCCCAGCATCAGCATCTAAATTACGTTTTGATGCAGACGCAGACGGACAAGTAATTGGTTCAGCTTTTGCTGAAGGTTCTACTGACCCAGAATCTTGGAGTGATGAGTTCTACAACAGAGAAGGATACTGTCAAATCTTTAAGACTTCAGTACCTCTATTCTCTGGTACAGCTTTAGCTACAAGATATCGTGGAGTAAACAACGAATACATGAGAGTATATCAAGAAAAACTTATGGAACATAAGATGGATCTTGAGCACGCTATGTTATTCGGTATTGGAGTAGATGACTCAACAGCTTCTGGTCCAGTACGTAGAACTCATGGTATCGTACCTTACACTGAACGTTTTGGTAAAGTAAAAACTTTCAGTTATAGTGCAGCTTCATATGATACTTTTATTGATGCAATGGAAGATGTATTCTCACCAGAATCTGGAAACAGTGGAGAGAAACTTGTTCTTTGTTCAAGAAAAGTTTTATCATACTTTAACAAACTTGGTGGTTCTTCATTCCTAGGTAACACTATGGCATTGAACTCACAAGTTGGTAGTGGAATGGATATTCAAAATGTACAAGGTGAATTTGGTCACTTGGTTACTAGAATATCTACATTATATGGTAACTTAAACCTAGTAATGGAGCCATTATTTAGAAACCAGTATGAAAATACTGCAATTATGATTGATCTAAACAACGTATCATACAGACCGTTAGTTGGTAATGGAGTGTCAAGAGATACTCAAATTATTACTAATGTTCAAAACCGTGACGTTGATGGAAGAAAAGACATGATTCTTACAGAAGCAGGTCTTGAAATTCAACTTCCTGAAACACACACTGTGTTACAGTTTAGTTAATATAAATGGGGGAGTTGAAATATACTCCCCCTTTAAAAAGAGAGATAGAGATGATTAAAAATAATAAACCAATAAAAAAAATACAGTTAAAGAATTTATCAGATGCTAGAACTTTTCTTACAAATTTAGGAAAAACTGGTTTGGCTATAGGACTGCCTAGACTTAAACCTGTTGCTAGTGTTATTACGGGAGCTAAAAATGTTATTGGAGGATCTATTAATGCTTATAAAGCATCAAGAAAAGTAGAGCAATTTAAAAAAAGTGGACAACATAGTTTTACAAATTTATCACAAAAAGAAAAATTAATGAAACAATCTTCACCTATGAATAAATTTGAATATGGTTACAACCCTAAGAAACCAAGTGGTTCACCTCATGGAAATTATCAGGCTGCAAAAGATGTAATTGATAGAGGTGAAGAAATTATAGGGAAAAAAGTATTTCGAGATACAAAAAATATATATCATACTGTAGACAATGTAAAAGATACTCCTAGTATGAACATGACTGAAATGCAACAACATATGAATAAAATGAAGATGGGAGACTTAAAGAAAGTGGGAGAGTTTCAAGAAGGAATTTTAAAAGGTAGAAATCCAAAAATTAAGGGTTAATAATGAGTTTTAAAACAGAGATAGAAGCAATAGTTGGAGATATAGATAGTCCTAATTATACATCAGAGGCTGCATTATATTTAGTAGAAGGTGTTAAGTTTATTACAAAAAGTTTAATGAACTTACCAGAGATAGCAAATCGTTTAACAAGTTCTACAACATTAAATAATTCACCTACAACTATGAGTACTGCATCAGTATTACAGATTGTAAGTGTTACTAGAAATGACGGTTCACGTGATAGAAAAGCAACTGAAATATTACCAGAAGATGCTGGAGATTATACAGATGTAAATAGTATTTATTATACTAGCAAGTTAGATCCAAAGTATTATGTAGCAAATGGTACTCTTAATGTTATACCAACTCCTGCTAATGGACAAAGTGCTTTAGTAAAACATATAACTCCAGATACGTCTGTTGCTTTAGGTGATACATCTGTTGATAATTTTCCAGATGAATTAGAAAGAGGTGTTGTATTATACGCTTCTAGAGAATTATTAAGATATATTATGAATCAAATACGTAAACCCGATGTGTCTGGTTCTGCAGAGTTGACATCAGATTTAGAAGCAGGTAGTATTACAACAGATTCACACAAAAGAGATTATATTAAATATTTTGATATGTCTATGGATTTTATAGCAGATGAAGATGTAGAGCTAGCACAGATGATGATGTCACAAATACAAACTTATTTACAGAATTATCAAGTTGATTTAAGTGCAGATACTCAATCTTATCAGTGGTATGAAAGTCAATATGTAAAAGCTACACAAGATTTACTAGCATTTTTAACACAATATATGGGACAGGAGGCAAGAAGTGAAGTTGCAACAGATGGTTGATCAGGTAAAGAAACATCATCCAGAACTTGGAACTAATGAAATTATTCATTTATTAAACCAAGCATCTGATGAGTTTTGTCAAAGAACCTTATTATTAGATGAAGCAACTCAATTTAATACAGTTGCTAATCAAAGATTTTATGGATTAAAAGAATCAATATTAGAAGTTAAGTCAGTTGATTTACAAGATGCTGATGGAAATGTAAAAGAAATAAAGAGATTGATAGGTAGACCAGAATATAGGGACATAACATAATGCCAAATTATAGTAGAGTATATACAAGAACAGTTAAGCAGTATGTTTATTGGTTTGAAAGAGATTCAATAGGTATTGCTTTATATGATCCACTAAGAAGTGAGAAGAATAGATTTGCGTCTGTTGATGCAGCATTTACAATAACATTATTTTATCATAAGAAAGCAGATCATTTTAATACATTAGACAGTGGTAGTTCTGCAATGACAGAACAAAGTGAATTACCAGGGCAGTTTCATCAACATTTAGTTGATAAAGCAATATCCCTTGGCTATGAAACTAAACCAGATATGATACAGATGGCACCATATTTTAATGCTAAGTTTGAGAAAGGTATTAAAGAAGGTAAAAGTTTTGCTAATAGAAATAGAGTTTCTGGTATGAGACATGTACAACCAAGTAATTATTAGGTAATACTATGCCAAGAAAAAAAGCAAAGATGCCACCAAGAAATAAGAAAAATTTTAGAGCAACTAAAAAAGGTGCTGGAATGACTAAGGCTGGGGTAAAAGCTTATAGAAGATTAAATCCTGGTAGCAAGTTAAAGACAGCAGTTACTGGTAAAGTAAAGAAGGGAAGCAAGGCTGCAAAGAGACGTAAGTCATTTTGTGCTAGATCAGCAGGACAAATGAAGAAGTTTCCTAAGGCAGCTAAGAATCCAAATTCAAGATTAAGACAAGCACGTAGAAGATGGAAGTGCTAAAAGGAGAATGATATGCCAAAAGTAGCAGGGAAAAAATATGCTTATACTAAGAAAGGTAAAGCAGCAGCTAAGAAAGCTAAATCTAAGTTAAAGAAAAAAGGTTCAGGATTAACTGCAGCTCAAAAAAAATTACCTAAAAAATTACAAAAAGCTATTATGAAAAAGAAGAAGAAGAAATAATGGCTAAAAATAATCCAATAGATAAAGCATTATATGCTAGCTGTAAATCTCAAGCAAAGCGTAAGTTTGATGTATATCCATCTGCTTATGCTAATGCATGGCTTGTAAAGTGTTATAAGAAAAAAGGCGGGAGATATAGAAAAGGTAAGTAATGGCAGAGACTGGTTTAAAAAAATGGTTTAAAGAAGACTGGGTAGACATTAGTTCTAAGAAGAAGAATGGTGGATATAATAAGTGTGGTCGTAAATCAGCTAAGGGTAGTAAACGTAAATACCCTAAATGTGTACCTGCTGCAAAGGCTGCACGTATGACTAAGTCTCAAATAGCTTCTGCTGTAAGAAGAAAACGTAAAGTTGAAAGCAAGGGGCGTAAAGGTAAAAAACCTAATAACGTAAGAACGTTTGCATGAGAGGTTTAAGAGTAAAAGAATCTAGACATACGAATGGTAAAAAGAAAACTAGACAAGGTAATAGCGTTAATACTAAGTATGGGACAAAGATGAGTAAAAAATATTACGTAAAAAAATATAGAGGTCAAGGTAGAAATGGCTAATACTTGGAAGAAAGGAAACTTTGGTTTAGCATCATTTAGTGATATTAATGTATCATTTAATGAGCTTGAACAACATTTTAATGATAACACAGATGGTAATTTTATAGATATACCAACACCTGATGGAAAGGTTGATGAAGCTATTTATACTTTAATACCAAGTCCATTAGGTAAAGTTGCTGAGCCGACATATGTTGCTATACCTGTAAGTAATAATGGAAAAGTTCCTGAACCTACATACAGTATGATACCTTTACCTTTAGGTAAAGTATCTGAACCAATATATACAGATATACCTCAGCCAAATGGTAAAGTAAATGAACCAACATATGATGATATAGGAGTGACAACATAATGGGTGGAAGTTTAACAGGACCAAATAAGATTAAAGATGTATATAAGAAAATAGTTTTTTATGATGATAATAAATTAAAGATTGATAACGGTTCAGCTGATGTTATTATTACAGATGCTGATAATTTTGGAGAAGATACCGTTTCAGAATTAACTGATACTAATATTACTAGTCCTGCTAATGGTGCAGTATTAAAGTATGATGCAGCATCAGGTAAATGGATAGATGATAACGACATAAATGGTGGAACATTTATATAAAAGGGGTAAGATATGAGTAATAGAATTAAGATTAAAAGAAATGCTAACTCAAATTATGATGCAACTACATTACCTTCTGGTTTGCATTATGGTGAATTAGCACTTCAAAACAATAGTAGTCAGTTATTTGTTGGTAGAATTACAGCAGATGATCAAGCTGACAGTGCAGCAACTACTGTGCATTTACCATTATTGTCTGATTTATCATATGGTAATGGTATATCTGGAACAATAGCTTCTGGAGTTACTGACAATAGTGCAACAATAGCTTTGGATATTGGTGGTATTTCTAC